ACCTATTCGTGTATCTCACGAGCGGCAACTCGGCGGTCAATACTTACTTCTGGGCCCCGTCTAATACCTTCTCCATAAACGTCTCGGCATACGTGGACAGGACTGCTACTGGCAACGTCGTGGGCTTCGGCAACACTCTCACGCTGTTCGTCTCTAATAGTACTACTCCTCTCTCGATAGGTCAGTATCTTACTCAGAGGAGAGCGTACACCGGAGGATACGACATATCCGCCAGAGGTAAGATCAGTGGCATCGTAGGAGCAGGCAATAGCGCCACAGTCACTCTCTCTGAGTCTACCGGCGTATTCAGGCGCACCGTCGACGTCTACATGCAGTACGCGAATGGAGTAGACTCCGGTAACAGCGCCTACCTAAACTCATATGACGGTTACGTCGGCATAGCGAATATCAATAACGACTTCGTCAGCACTGGTAACAATAGAGTGTATACCAGAGGATACAGCTACGACGGCAACGGCGACATCATCATCCTTGGTTCTAATACTACTGCGAACTTAGTAGCCCTCAGTACCGGCAAGAACGCCACGTTCGAGATCTCTAATACGTTTGCTTACGCAGAGACTTATAGCGTATACACCGACTTCGTGAGAGCGAATAACGAAGCGAACGTCCCTTATATGTCGCTCAATCTCGCCAACTCGACGGCTTATCCTACTCCTCTGACACTCACATTCGTGGCAAATACTAACACGGTAGCGGTAACAGAAGGAACTGCCGGCATAAGTGTAGGCTGGTACGTCTGCGGCCAAGGCATCTCAGACTTCACTGAAGTCTTGACTGTCTCGAACTCGACTCACCTCGTCCTCGATACGAATACGTGGTCCAGCTCTTCTGGCGACTACTACGTGACTCCCGGTGGCGTGGCATGGGAATTCCCGGCTAATAGCTCAGGAGACTTATTCGGCCCATTCATTGGTGATATTCTAAACGACATCAACGCGTATGTCGGCAGCATCACTAAGATAGTGGCAGAGAATCCAGGCGAGGACTACAATATAGCTCCCATGGTGCTAGTCAGAGAGCCATACGTCTCAGGATTCAATGCGAAGGACTACGTCATCACCTACGCGAATTCTTCTGGCAACTTCATGATAGGCGAGCAGATCTCACAGGACAACGGCGCAGTCGGCCTAATCAAGGACATAGTAATCACCAATTCTAGCGTCATGTATGTCAGGAGACAGAACCTGCCAATGGGCGCTAGCAGCTCCATGACTACACAGTTCACTCTGAATGGGGTCATAACCGGCACGGCTACCGGCGCTAATGCTACCATAGTCGGCATATCCGAAGACGATAGCGCACTGGGTATCGGCCTAAACGCAGTCATCAGCGCCAATGTCACCATAGCGAACGGCGTCGTAGGCAGTCTGGATATTCTATCATCTGGCTTCAGCTTCTTCAATGACGAGGGCGTCACGTTCCTCTCGTCTGACGGACTGAGAGCCGGCAGCGCGAAGGCTAAGTTGATCAAGGAAGGTCACACCGCTGGTACTTATGAGGATGAAGCGTCATTCCTGAGCGATAGTAAATATCTATTCGATGGCAACTATTATCAAGAGTACTCCTACGACATCAAGACGTCTATACCGAGAGATTCTTATCTCGAGAACTACAACTCTACTATGCACCTCGCTGGAACGAAGATGTTCTCCACTTTCGTGCACACGGCAATAAACGAGGTCAACATAGATCTCTCCATACCTGAATCCGCAAACCTAACTGCAAATATCGCCTAGGATGAAAGATGACTTATAAGATAGTAACTCAAGAGGCTAAGACCTTCACAGCTGAAGACATAGTCAATGACGTGTCTCTCGGCTTCGACGGTCAGTACGTCTACTACGTCTTTCTAAGCAAGCATACGCAGTACGCTGATGATAGCGACGCAGTCATACTACCAGTCGACAGCGAAATCAACAAACGTCAAGTCTATGCCGACATGCTCTTCGGCAAGAGAGTAAGTTTTGGTGACGCTAAAGTCATGGTGAACCGATACAACTACGTGGCGAATACTCTCTACGCCGCGTACGACGACACCGATGATAACTTATTCTCCAAGAACTTTTTCGTGACAGTGCCTAGGGGAACTGCACACGACGTATTCAAGTGCCTCTATAATAACAGAGGCGTAGCTTCCACTGTCGCTCCTGATAAAAATGACATCACTGACTTCGATGAGATCTACAGGACTTCTGACGGCTACATCTGGAAGTATATGTACACCATTCCATACGCCGACATGGAGAAATTCTCTACCGACAGCTACATTCCAGTGGTGGCTAATACCAGCGTCAGTAATAGCGCCATCGACGGGACTATCGACTCCATCGTAGTAGAGTCGCCAGGCTCTAAGTACGACAACAACCTCGAGGGTACTCTTGGTAAGAACGACCTAAACATCGACGGTAACTCGAAGAAGATCGACGTCTCAGGCAATAATAAGTCATCTAACATGGACGACTTCTATGTGGGATGCATCTTCAAAGTAGTCTCAGGCAACGGCGTCGGCACTTACTCGAAAGTCGCATCCTACGACGTAGCTGGCAATAAGAGAGTCGTCACTCTCACCGACGCCTTGACTCTGGACATCACCTCGGAGTACGAGATAACTCCAGAAGTCAGAATCGAGGGCGATTACACTCAGACCATCAACGCGGCGGCCAGAGCCATCATCAACAGCGTGGCCAACACTATCGACTACGTAGAGATTCTGAACAGAGGCGCCGGATACAAGTCGGCTACGGCGTATGTGTATTCCAGCAACGTAGTACCGGTGTCTAGCAACGCCGTGGTCAGGCCCGTCATGAGTCCGTACGGCGGTCACGGATACGACGCCAATAACGAGCTCGGGGCGTCCAGAGTCTGCTTCAGCGTCACATTCAATGAGAGTAGCGACAATCTACCATCAGTCAACGACTTCCGTCAAGTCGGCGTAATGATAGATCCTAAATACGCCAACGTCACCGTCAATTTCACATCTAAGGACGGCACCACTTTCATTAGTGGCGAGACTGCGTATCAGATCAATCCGGTCAGGATCTACGCCAACGCCGTCAGCATCACTACGTCTGCTAATTCGGTGACGGCAGACGTCGCCTACTTCGACCAGATAGCCGCCAACACCATCATCTACTTGGTCAGTGGATCCGGAGATAAGCAGCTGGCTACTGTAATAGGAGTCACTAACTCCACGTCTTTGACCATAGACACTCCAGGAAACTTCGCTTGCAACGACTGCGAGATGTACCTAGCCAACGTGTCTAATCCTACGACGGTAGTCAACGACTTGGCTCTGGCGGTCGCAGTCAGTGGTGTCACTAGACCGTACGACTCCGGTGCCAACGTGGTCGGATACGACTCCGGAGCCTCTGGAACTGTAGACAACATGACGGTAGCCAACACGACTTCAATACTAAACACCTTTAACCAGATGTGGAAGTATCACGTGACTACGACCGATACTTTTGAGCCAGACGAGGTAGTGTTCCAAGCCAACTCGGCAGCTAATTCTCATGGTAGCCTATTCGGCATAATCGAAGAAGATACAGCCAACGTCATGTATCTAACCAATCAATTCGGCTACATAAATACTGGAGACACCGTAACTGGAGAAGAGAGCGGAGACACTGCATACGTAGCCTTTAGCTACGAGCCAGATCTGGTATATGAGAGTGGCCGCATAATCTATCTAGAAAACATTGAGAAAGTGACTAGGACTACCGGTCAAAAAGAGACCTTCAAGATCATCTTCTCCTACTAATCTGAGGACAAATAATGCCAATTGAGACAGACCTGAGCGTATCTCCGTACTTCGACGAGGCGGCCGCCGGCCTCGAGAAGAACTACTATAAGATCCTCTTTAAGCCCTCTGTGGCCGTACAGGTCAGAGAGCTCAATGAGCTGCAGACTATCCTCCAGAATCAGATCGAGGAATTCGGCGATAACGTGCTCAAGAAGGGCACGATCGTACGCGGTTGCACGTTCTCTTTCCTCAATAATTACCCATACGTCAAGATCAGGGACTCTCAGGTAGACGGCGCGCCGGTCAATATATCGGCTTTCCTCGGTAAGACCGTAGTCTCTAGCACCAACCACAAGGCCCTCGTCCTAGACTTCGCCGAAGGATTCGAGGCCACTGATCCAGATACCAAGACTCTCTACCTCAGGTACTTAAACTCCGGAGACGGAGGCGGAAACAATAGCTTCTCTGCCGGAGACACTCTTACCGTCCAAGATCCGGCATACACTATCTCTAACGTGACTATCACTACAGCCGGTACTGGATACTCTAACAGTGATTCAATAGTGTTCCTTTCATCCGTAGCCGTGGTCGACGTAGTCGGCACTCTGGTGAACGGCGCTACCATGACTCAGTCTTCTACCGGCGCCAACGCCGTTATCATTGGCATAGACAGCGCCACTTATCCTGACAAGACTATCCTCAGGCTGCGTCCGGTGACTGGAGACTTGACGGATTCCACGAAGAGCGCCAACGCTTGGACTTTCACACCCGGTGAGAGTATCGTCTCCAGCAGCAACTCGGCAGTGACTGCCATCGTCGACGAGACGATCGGCTCTGGCGCTACAGCCGTGGTGACGACTGACGGCTCTCAGAGAGTCGTAGATGTGAGCATGCTGTCAGGTGGTTCTGGATACTACGTAGCACCACATGCGACGGTGAGATCTACGTCTGGCGGCTCCGGAGTCGCGCTCGTGGCGCAGAACTACTCTGCTCAGATCACCGTGTATTCTGGCGCTAACTCAGTAGGCACCGGCTACGCGTTCGGCGTGTCTGACGGTGTGGTATACCAGAAGGGATACTTCTTAAACGTACCAGAGCAGTCCATCGTCGTCAGCAAGTACAACACGTTCCCCAACAACGTCTCGGTAGGATTCTCTACTGTCGAAGACATCGTCGACGCCTACGAAGACACGAGTCTCTTAGATAATGCTCTAGGCACTCGTAACTACACTGCTCCTGGAGCCGACAGACTCCAGTTGACTCCGACTCTCGAAGTCGTCAACACCGATATAGCCAGGGCGAACTTAGAATTCTTCTCTATCGTAGAGTTCTCCGACGGCGTGCCCTACAAGCAGAATCAGAGGACCGTCTACAACAACATCACAGACGAGTTGGCCGTCAGGACCGTCGACTCTTCTGGAGACTTCGTCACCGATCAGTTCCTTGTGGCCTGTAAGTCGACCGCCAACGTAGCCGAGAGGGCTAATTCGTTTACCGTAGTGGTCGATCCCGGCACCGCCTACATCGACGGCTACAGAGTGAAGACTTACGGCAACTATCAGTTCAGCCTCGACAAGGGCATCGACACTGAGATCAAGAATAGCGCGAATGTCAGCCTCAACTACGGCAGCTACGTAGTAGTCAACGAACTGGCTGGTTCATTCGACTTCAGCGCCGTCGGCACAGTCAAGCTCTACAACGCAGAGGCCAACTACCTGTCGAATTCTACTAACTACTCTGCAGGAACTATCTCAGCTCCAGCAGGTGGTACTCAGATAGGCACGGCCAAGGTCAGGTCTATCACATACGCCGATAGCTCGTCGGTCGGATACCCTCAAGGAAGCCCTGAGTCGAAGTACAACATGTATATCTTCGACATCCAGATGAATCCGGGCAGGTCGTTCAAGGACGTCAAGTCGATCTACTACGACAGCACGGTCAAAGGCATTGCAGACGTTGTCTTAGAGAATATCACTACTGCAGGCGCAGGCGCTACATCTACGTCTCTCGGCGCTGTTCTCAAGAACACGATCTCTTCTGATAAGAAGACTCTAGACAGGCTGACATTCTACAGTGGATTCGACTCTCCGCTCGCCATCAACACTATCAGCTATCAGTACAGGACCTTCGACGACACCGGCACGCTCTACACGATGAGCAACACTGGTGTCATACAGATCACGCTGTCTGGAAACGAGTACTTCCCTTATAATACTGATCTGTCAGACACTCAGAAGCAGCAGCTGGTCATCATGCCGCTGGTCGACGTGTTCGCAAACGCCGCAGCCGGCGGCTCTGGAAACGCCAACATCAGTACTTCTACTAGGGTCATCTCTTCTAGCAACAGCTCGTTCACTACTTCGCTACGTATAGGCGACTACATTCGCCTGTCTAGCAATAGCACCGGCGGTACTGAGCTGCGTCGAATCGTCAACATAGCTAACGGTACTCACTTAACCATCGACGCCAACAGCACGTTCACTAATACGGTTGCGACGGTGACTAGGACTTTCCCTAAGTACGTTCCGCTGCCGATATTGACTCGCAATGGAGTCACCGCCACTGCAGACGTTAACGCGCAACAGCTCACCATCGATCTCGGCACTAGGCTCTTCGGCTCTAGTACCACGATCCCTCTGGCCGCGGCGTTCAACATCTCCGTCTCGAACTCGTCTATCACCACGAAGACCGCCAATCGCGACCTGTATGTGAAGATCTACCCGGCCAACAACTCTACTGGCTTCGGTTACTCAGCATACGGCAGCGGCGTGGATGGCTACTTCAATAGTGGCAGCAACACGGTGTCTAACACTACCACGGCGAACTTCAGCGCCGGACAGCGACTCAGAATTCAAAACTCTGGACAGAGTTTCTTGGCTAACGTGGGCGTCGTCATCAACTCCACTGCGATGAACTTGACGAGCACGGTTAACTTCACTGGCAATGCCGACATCTACAGGGCTGTGAACTTGAACGGTCCGTGGTGCTTGGGCGTTCCGGACATATTCCGTCTCAAGGCCGTGTACATCGCTAACACTTCTGCAGTCAATACGGGCAGCATTGAAGTGACTAGAGACTTCGTCATCGATCATAATCATACCACGAACTACGCCGATCTCGGCTTCTTGGTCAAGAACAGGGACAGTTCGCTGGTCATCGGTCCGAACGATTATCTCTTGGTCAAGTTCGACGCCTTCACTCGTAACTACGAAGACAGGCCGGTACACATCAATTCGTATGTGAGTGCGAACTCTACCACGAGAGCCAACACCGACGCCAAGTCGATCACTGAGCTCAATAACTCTTATATCAACACGTTCGAGATACCAGAAATTCATGCGGCTGGTGGCACTAACTACGACATGATCAGCCACATCGACTTCCGTCCTAAGGTAGCCAACACGGCTAATCTGGCGACGACGGTAGCCGGCGCTACTCTTAATCCGGAGTATACGACTACCTTCTCGGCTACTAACAAGAAGTTCCCTGTCCCAGACAGCAACATGAGCTTCACCACGGAGTACTTCCTCGGTCGCATCGACACCGTCTACATCGGTTCAGACGGTCGAATTGGAACTTCTAGGGGTCACCCGTATCCGACTACTATCCTGAATTCTAAGGATCCGGATGAGTTACTGACTCCCGTGCCTTCTAAGAATACCATGATCTTGAACTACATCAAAGTCCCGGCGTATCCTTCGCTAGAAGAGAACGCGGCCGCTTCTATAAATCGTGTCGTCGATAAGTCTGTCATCAACGACGTCAGGCTCACTCGTCGTCAGAGCAGCAAGCGTGTCACGAGACTACTGACTCAGCAAGACATAGCTATAGAGCAGCCTCGCCGCTACTCGATGGAAGACATCGGATCTCTCGAGCGCAGGATCAAGGATCTTGAGTACTACGTATCACTCTCTAACCTAGAGCTCTCCACGAAGGACCTCAACTTACCTAGCTCTATCGCTAGCAACATCAACAGGTTCAAGTTCGGATTCTTCGCTGACGCGTTCGATGACAGGTCTTACACCGACATAGACAGCGTCGAGTACTCTGCCTCTATCGAAAAGAAGAGAGCCGTGCCGCCGTACGAACTCATTAAGATAGAGCTACCTGGCGGCGAGGGTTCGTATACGGACTTTAGCGTCGTCAGTCAAGACAGGGCTACTGGCAACGACTTGCCGATATGCGTAGCTAGGGCCGACTATCAGGAGACCCAAGGCAATGAAGTGAAGACCGGCAATCAGAGAATAAGCACTGCCTACTTCACTATGGCTAACAATCTAGGAACTGACTCCGGGGTCGTGAACATCTACATGTACTTCTACAGCGGCGCAGACGTGATGCGCGTGTATCAGTCGACGACAGCGAATAATTTTGGCGCTCCGTTCCTGACTACAGGAAGCTCGGTACCACTTACGACTGCAGATCAGAACTATATGAACGCTCTACCAGACGGGTTCTTCAAGATAGGTGGTCGCTACATCTCGTCTAGAGATAGCCTATCAAACCATCAAAAAGTCAGTAGTCCGACTAATGGCATGAGATATGGTGGTAAGCTGACGTTCAACCATAATCCTGCCAACGGTAGATTCTATAAGATCGAGGTGTCTAATCACTCCATCATCTGGAGATATAGGATCGAGTACCCTATCAACGTCACTTGCACTACTACGCCTGCTCCTACTAATCCAGGCGGTATAGCTCGCTATGACGGTACTATGTTCTTCAAGGGAGTCAAAGACGTCAAGGTATCGAAGAAAAACGCCGGAGAAGCTACTTACTACAGAATTCACTTCACGGCCGCGGGCTTGAAGCCTTCGACTAAGCATAAGGTGCTATTCTCTAAGCAAGACTTGACTCACCTCTGCGATACGAGTGTTCGCAACACGGTAGTGCCGATTCCACCATTCGCTACTACGGGCGTTTCTGTTACTTGGGCAGATCTCTCTTCTCAGATACCGGACTTCTTCAATGACGCTCCTAACGGGTTCGTCATGACAGATGCGAAGGGACAGATAGAAGCCTATCTCTATGTCTTGCAAGATCAGAACCTAGACGTGCCTGCTAGAAAGCAGCCGAAGGATGATTATGAAAAAGTAGAGAAGCCTGTCATCGAAATATATAGTACGGACGGTAACTCATACGCTCAGATAACGACGCAACTATCGTTCAAGCTCTTCTCTGGTTTTAGAGAGATCTGATCATGAACAATGAAGTAATTACGGGAACAGAAACGAATGTATGATTACGCGCAAACATTCTTCATAGACAAGGCAAAGGTCAGAGGCTCTCCTCAGGTCAATATATCGAAGGTAGACTTGTACATCAAGGCTAGGCCTAAGAGAGGAACTACGTCGGATCAAAACAGATCCGGCATCTTCGAGCCTGGAATAAGCGTCGCTATAACTCCAGTTCACTCAGACGGTACGCCTGACTTACGAGAAGTCTCTGAATTTGGTCGTGTGGAGTATAATCAGATCAAGAGATCTGGTGACGGATCTCAGGAGACGAGCATCGTTTTTCCAGCGGAAGTCTACATCCAGACCGATAAGATGTATGCGCTGTACATCAGATTCGACGGCAGAGAAGACTTCGAACTCTGGACGAATAAGAAGGGTAAGCCGTACGTCGGAACTACTACCATATCGCCAGGAAATACCGATAGACTAGTCGGTAATCTCTATAAGACTAGGGACAGAATCACTCAAGATTTTAACCCTACCGCAGCCGGTGGCTCTGGTGCTAATCAGGGCATCGATGAGAAAGCTACGTGGGTAGCCATGTCGGACGAAGATCTAAAATTTGAAGTCTTCGTGGCTAGATACAGAAACTCTGGCACCAATGTCGCCAATTCTACTGCCACGGTGACGTTCTCACTGCCGCCGGCTAAGTACGAGTACATCTTATACGACAGCAAGCACTCGAAGAGCGTCACTAAGGCGCACGAAGGTGAACCAGTATTCCAATTAAATCCACTGGCCAGCAACAATGGAGTAGTGCACACTATAGACGTGCAGAGAGGCTTAACGGCCATTTCTTCTCCTACTGCTAACTTTAGTGCAATCTTCCCGAGTTCTTCGAATAACAACTATATGATCCTCGTCTCTGCTAATCAAGACGTCGCCCACCCGTCAGATGATAACACTAAGTACAACATTTGTAGAGTGCTGTCAGCTGATGGAAATAGTGTCATCATCGACAGAGCGCCGACTTTCACTAACTCAGTCGCGAACTTCATGGTATCGCCAGTAGGGTTCATAGACTTCTGCGACTCTTCTAAGTCGTTCAACTCATTGACTAACACTCCTAGCTGGTACTGGCCGGACAGAGTCAGGCAAGACCTGCTCATTCTCAAGAATTCGAGCGCGAACTTGACTCACAGGTTCGTCAATAACAGCATTCACTCAGTGACTATCACCGCTAATGGCGGTGGCTACTCCAATAATGACTACCTAGAAATTACTTCTGCAAGTGCAGGATCTACGAATGCGTATGCCAATGTCCGCACCAACGCCAGTGGCAATCTCACGGCCATCTATCTGACTAATGCAGGCTCTGGCATGGTGACTCAACCGGTAGTGGCGGTGAGGGCCAACTCAACGACTCTGAGCAGCGGCTCAAGCGCGACTTTCTCTCTAGTAGAAGGACCGTGGCTGAAGTCGGAGATCAAGAAGTACACTATCAAAGACGTCGACGTCATCAACTGCGAAATAGACTCCATTACTCCTCAGGTGGGGGTCAACAATCCCAGCGGTACGACGTATACTCTCAAGCATCAATTAGCCTACTACAAGGCTCCTAACGGTGTGATTACAGTCAATCAGAACGCCACTTCTAGCCAGCGAAATCTTAAGAACTTCGTTAAGAATGGCCTGTCTTACAGCAACACTCCTGTCATCATGTCTAGGTCCAATGAAGTCGTGCTACTGTCTACTCAGAGCGGCAATGACGCTATGATCGTGGTCACTACTACTTCTAACAATGACTTCATAGACGCGAGACCTAATACTTCGTTCGTGTACTTCCACAAGTACCTGATCAACAACGACTACACCGACGAGCACACCTCTTACGGAAGAGCGGCCGCGAAGCACGTCACTCAGAAAGTCACCTTCGAATCTGGCAGGCTGGCTGAAGACGCGCTAGTCTACTTGAGAGCGTTCAGGCCTCCGGGCACCGACTTCAAGGTCTACAGTCGTCTCTATAACTCTCAAGATCCAGAGGCGTTCGACGACAAGGACTGGACACTAATGGAGAACATCTCTGGCGGCGACCAGTACAGCTCTCCTAACAACACTAAAGACATCAGAGAATACACTTACAACGTGCCTCTGAGTCCGAATACTTCTTACGTGACTACAGGTACTGTCAAACTCGAGAACAGTATCACTACTGTCACTGGAACGGGTACTTCGTTCACTAACGAGCTGACCGGCATCAAGGCCAACGACCTCGTGAAGATCTACGATCCGCTATTCCCGACTAACTACTTCATCGCCTCGGTGAATAGCGTGACCAACTCTACGAGTCTCGTCCTCGACGACTCGACGTCTAACACGAGCCTGTTGGGCGAGGGTAAGAGTATGGCCAAGCTCGGATATAAGAACCAGGCCTTCCGTAACGTCAATAACGACAACGTCGTCAGGTACTACAATACCAGCATGCACGTATATGACGGATACGATACATTCGCTATCAAGGTCGTCTTGTTGTCGACAAGCACCGCCGTGATCCCAGAAGTCGAAGACATCAGATCCATCGGAGTTTCCGCATGATTCGTACTTACTTAAACACGAACGTCGAAGGCTACAAGAAAGACAAGGATACTGGCATCGTCATCAATACCAACTACGACGACTACGCCAGATTCGTGTTACAGAAGAATCAGCACAAAGAGTACCTGAAGACGAAAGAAGATATAGCCAGTCTTCAGACGGAGATGGCAGAACTAAAGAAGCTCCTAATGGAGAAGACAAAGAATGGCTAAAGACTTTACTCAGATCGTCATAGCTACTGACACATTTGCTCAGTGGTTGAGACTGTCCAATCAGATGGCTAACGCCTACAAGAACGTGGTCACCACGGCCACGAACACTGCTGGCGATACGACTAGTGGAAATGCGTTCGTCTCCGGTATCATCGGCGGCAACACCGTGGTAGTCAACTACCAGATGAGGGGCGGCACCGTAGACGCCGCTGCCAACCTGGCAGTAGTCTCTAACGTCACGTTCTCAGGTGCCAATTCCACACTAACTTCGAACGTATTCATAAACGCCGCCAATGCCACAGTCAACGCCAACACCTTCGCCATCACTGGCCTAGGCGGTGGCAACGCCATCACGATCACCACGAACTCCACTGCCACCAACACTAGGATGTTCGCCACGACTTTCTACCTGCAGGGTAACTCTACCTTCGTAAACACGGCGTCATTCTCTAACTCGGTGACTGTGACTGGCCCTGTGAACGTGTCGAACGTGATCAACTTCAGTGACAACTCCATTGGCTCCAACTCGGTGACAGTATTGACTGCCACGGCTAGCATAGTGGACAGCTTCAGTGGTTCTACCTACAGAGGTGGTAAGTACGTAGTAGCTATCAAGGACAACTCAAACTCCACTTATCAGATGACCGAACTAATGGTGATGCACGACGACGTCACTGGCTTCACTACTGAGTACGCTACTCTGAGGTCGGTCGCTAACAACCTGGCGCTGTTCTCTGCCAACCTCAGCGGTACCACCGTGAGGCTCTGGGCTACTCCTGCAGTGGCTAATAGCACCTACAAGATCAGTAGGAACCTGCTGGAAGTCTGATGCCACCGGTCACCAGAGTAAACGTCGATCTACACATAGGTCACGCCAGTCCTACGCCTAACCCGTTTCACAGGACCGCCTATGCTCAAGGCTCGTCTGACGTGATCACGAATAATCAGAAGACGGTCAGGATAGGCGACAGGACTTACTGCGGCGACCCGGCAGTAGCCGGAAGCGGATCGGTGTTAGTCAACGGCATACCCGTTCATCGCCTCGGAGACGCGACTGGTGGACACGCTAGTTGGGTCCCGAACGCTTCATCTTCTGGATCACCTGACGTAATAGCCGGAGACTGACGTGGCCAACTTGGTCAACGGATACACTTTCGACTCCGCTCCCACTGACGCTGAGACGGAGTTCTTCGAGTACTCGGTCAGAGACTACTTCGAGAAGACTCCTGGCTACGAAGGGAATAGCTATGTCAGTTACGTAGGCATCTACTACAATGCTAACGGAGCCCAGTCCGGAATCTTTGTGGCGAACAGCAGCACGGAACAATACTCATGACGATAGTATACAGGACCAATAAGGGAAGCGCCCTCACCTACGGAGAAGTAGACGAGAACTTCAGGGACCTACGCGAGGACACGGATCTAGATAGAGTCCTGACCAACGGGAACACCTCTGCTCTCTCCATGACGGTCAACTCGATAACTCTGACGACTTCTAGCCCACCTCTTACTGCCGGTTCTAGTGGCACTCCTGGTCAGATAGCCTGGGCCAGTGGATTCATATACGTCTGCGTGGCTCCTAATACTTGGCAGAGGGCCGCACTCACCACCTGGATATAGTCAGTTTTTGCGGCAACATAAATAGCCTAAGATACAAATACTGAGGGGCGGCCATGGCCACTAAGGCAAACTTATTCATAGATCAGGGTGCTACTTACGAGACCGTCCTGACTCTGACCGACGAGGACGGTGAGATCCTCGATCTCACTAGCTCCAATGCCGCATCTCAGATCAGAAAGAGCTACAGCTCCTCTCTGACTGCCCAATTTACCACCGCTATCAACGTGTCAGCCGGAGAGATAACTCTGTCTCTGACGGCTAACCAGACCGGCAACATCGTGGCCGGCAGGTACGTCTATGACGTAGAGCTGACTGACGCGGCCAACAGCATCACCAGGATCGTAGAAGGTATCGTGACAATCAATCCGCAAGTCACGAGGTAAGCCATGACTAACGTCGTAGTCACTCGACAGAAGAAGGTGGTGGTCACTCAGAAGGCTAACACCCAGCAGGCGATAGACAGCTCATACCCGATCACGATCAAGAACACCGTCGGATTCAATCAGCTCAACTTCAGGCTCGATCGTCTAAATGACGTATACGAGCCACCAGCTGTATCGAATGGGCATACTCTGGTCTATAACTCGGCCAACGACACCTACGTGGTCCAGCAACTGGAGATAGGCGACGTCGGCGGCGTAGACGTCTTGAATATCGACGGCGGCACGTTTTAGTAAATAGAACAATAAGAAGAAGGTTCTAAGATGGCCAATAACTTAATCCAGATCAAGCGATCGCTGAATACAGCT